GACATATTAAAAGAAATTTCTGTATCTGGTAAAGAACCTATAGGACAAGGTTCACAACATGTTGTTTACCCTTACTCAAAAGATCCTAACAAAGTAATAAAAACATTTGATCCAAGTGAAGGAGAATCTATAAACATTGAACAAATAGATACGTTTCAACAATATCCTAATATATTTCCTATAGTTTATAAAGTAACAGACAAATACGCTGTTTTAGAAAAATTAAATACTGAAAAAGCTATTAATGAGCTTGAAAAATTACAAACAGAATTTTTTAATTTAAAATGGCGTAGTGAAAAAAAAAGAAAATATTCAATTTTATTAGATGATTTAATGGAAAATGATAATTTAGAGGGACTAGACTTTATTGGCTTACTATATCATTTATTTCTAAACACTCCCTCCTCTTCTTTAAAATCTGAATTAAATACCTTATATTCATTAACTCAAAATCCTAACTTGCTTAAAAAATGGATAGACTTTTTACTTCAAATTGTATCAATTTTTGGTAAAAAAGATTTAGATATCCATGCTGAGCAATTTGGCTACACATCAGAAGGACAAATAAAATTATTAGATATTTAATGACTCCATATACAGACATAGAAGTTACAGACAAATATATTTAACGTGAGTAAAATGAAAAAATCCCAACTTAAACAAATTATCAAAGAAGAAATACGTAAAGTATTAAGTGAAGGTTATCAATTTGGAGTATTATATCATTATACTGAGGAATGGCAACTAGAAAAAATTATACAAAGTAACCTTTTAAAAGGCCCTACTAGCTTAACCAGAAGTCAAGATTCTTTTGTAAAAGATTTTATGGGTAATGTCCCTATAATAGTTTTAGACCAAGACAAATTACGTAACAATTATAAAATAAGACCATATCAAAGCTATGATGACGAAGGGAGATCTGAAGATGAAATGGAAGAAGTAATAGATAAAAATATTACTAATTTAGATAAATATATTATTAAGATTATATTACCTAAACCTAACCCTGAATTAGAATCTTTATTAAAAGAAAAAAACATACCTTACGAAATTAAATGACCCCATACACTGACATAGAAGTCACAGACAAATATATTATTCGTGAATTTAACGAAAATATAGATCCAATTGAACTTATGTGGCATCGTGATAATGAAGATAGAACAATTGAAATACTTGGAGAAACAAATTGGAAATTACAACTTGATAATGAGTTACCAACCTCACTGAATCAACCAATATTTATAAAACGTCACCAATGGCATCGTGTTATTAAAGGTGATGGTAATTTAAAATTAAAAATATATAAATTATGAAGCTAAATGGCTTAAGGCAACTAGTAAAAGAAGAACTTAAACGTGTTTTAAGTGAAAATAAAATGGATATATTTAACTCTATTAAAGAAGATGATATTGTTAAATACATGGGTGAAGATCATAAAGTAATTAAAAAAGAAGAAGCTACTGCTACATTAGAAAGTGTAAAAACTGGAAAAACAAAGACTCTTAATTCGGAACAAATAAACGAAAAAGTTCGTAGAGCACAAGATTATTTAAATGAAGCAGATTGGTTTGATTATCTATCTGACCACCCCGCTAATCAATCAGATGATAATGTTAGAAAGGGATATGAACCTAAAGAATCACCTTTTAAATTATTAACAGACACTGGAGAATCAGCTATTTTTGAAAAAGATGGAAAATTATATTATTTTAACTATTGGAATATAGATAGTAGTAAATTTGAAGACTATGCTGACCGTGAAGTAATAAGTGTAGAACCTGATGGTGAAGGTGGATATGATGAAGAACTTAGTGATTGGGATATGAATGAAGAAATTATTTCAAATTATTTAAATGATAACTATAAAGATTTAGGAATTGGATATGGTTATGAAGACTATGAAAACGGTAAAGAATTTGTAGAAATAGATGAACCTCTTAAAGATGAACTTTTAGATATGTTTAGAAATGAAAATAATGTAAAACAAGCATTAGAAAAAAAATTCAAACCTTCAATTGATGAATTTAAAAGAATGCAAAAATTAGCAGGAATTTAAACAATTTATAGACAGATTCATAGCCTGTCGATTTAAAAAAATTTTAGGAGCTGTGGCCCAATCTTTGGATTGGGCTTCTTTTTTTTGTATATTTAAATAAAATAAGAGTTATGAATATATTTTATATTAATGAAAATCCTGTTATTGCTGCTAGGGAGTTAGCAGATGACCATATTAGAAAAATGCAAATTGAAAGCGCACAAATGTGTAGTACTGCTCATTGGGTAAATGGTTCAACAGCACCATATAAACAATCTCATACTAATCACCCATCATCAAAGTGGGTAAGAGAATCAATACAACATTATAGATGGTTAATTCAACATGGTTTAGAAATATGTAATGAATTTGAAAAACGATATGGTAAAAAACATAAAACAAAAGATGTACTTGAATGGTTACAAACTAACGAACCTAATATCCCTGATAATGGATTTATCAATCCTCCTCAGTGTATGCCTGATGAGTTTAAATTAGAGAATACTATAGAGGCGTATAAGAATTTTTATATTAATGACAAAGTAAAAGTAAAAAAATTAGATTGGAAAAAATTAAATAATAGACCAAGATGGATAAACGAATAGTAATAGTAGGAGCTGGAGTAGCAGGCGTAAATGCTGCAACTAAATTAGTTGACAATGGATACCCTGGAGAATTAATTACAGTAATTGATATGGGTAAAGACCCATACCAACGCAAACCTGAAGAAGTAATGACAGGGTTTTTAGGTGCTGGAGGTTGGTCTGATGGTAAATTAACTTATCATACTGCAATTGGGGGTCAATTATCAAAATATTGTGGTGAGGAAAAAGCAATGGAGTTAATGGATCAAGTGATTACTAATTTTAAACGTTTTCACCCTAAACCTGAAGAAGTACAATGCTCAAATCCTGAATCTGAACCTGATTTTATTAAACCATATTTCGGTTTACGTTTATTTCCTGTATGGCATGTAGGAACAGATTATCTATCTGAAATTGCTAAAAATTGGTATGATTATTTAGTGTCTAAAGGTGTACAATTTATTTGGGAAGCTAAAGTAACATCTATAGGATTTAATTCAAATTTAACATTTGTTAAAGAATTAAACCAAGATACTATTATTAAACAAGGTTTCCCTGATTTTGAAGTATCATATGATGAACTTATCTTTGCTGTAGGTAAATCAGGTATTGATTTTGCCCAACAACTAGCCCAAGAATATGAATTCCAGATGAACCTAAATCAGTTCAAATTGGTGTTCGATTTGAGGCACCACAAGAACACTTTCAAAAACTAATTGATATTTCATATGACTTTAAGTTATATAGAAAATTTGATGATAAAGGTGTTTCGTTACGTTCATTTTGTACAAACAATAATGCTGCTTATGTTGCTGTAGAAGAAACATATGGAGATCATAGCTACAATGGTCACGCTAAAAAAGACGAAGCATATAGAAACAATATGACTAATTTTGGTATATTGATGGAAATTAATGGTATTGAAAATCCATTTGAATGGTCAAGAAAAGTTGTCAATAAATGCCAACTCCATAATACAGGATTATATTATTCCCCTTCACGTAAACCATCTACTACATCTGAAGGAACTTTAGTATCATCATATCATATGGTTGATTCTGATTTATTATTTGAGGTAAGAGAAGCTTTTAGAGGGTATTTTCAATATATAGAAGATTTTATTGAAGATATGAAAAAAGTATTCCCAACATTGGGAGATGATTGGGGTATTTACATACCAGAGGTAAAATATCTTTCACCTGAAGTTAAAGTAGATTATAAAAATCTAGCATTAGTTAATTACCCAAATGTACACTTTGTAGGTGATGCTTTAAGTGCAAGAGGCATTACAGTATCAGGAGCGCAAGCAATTTATGTTGCTGAATATTTATTAGAAAAATGATTAAATTAGTAGATTTATTAGAAAATGTTGAAATAAAAAATATTAATTATTATCAACAATTATTAGATAGTTATGATCAACGTAAATTATCTATTTCTTCTAAACAATTTTATCAAAAAATAATAGATTCTGTCAAAAAACAAAATGGTTTGGCTACTGGAAAACAATTTAGTATATTACAACGTCTTAAAACTGGAGATTTTAATTACGGTAAAAAATAATTTATGAAAATAGGGTTTTGTGGAACAATGTCTGTAGGTAAAACTACATTAGTTAATGCTTTAAAAGAATTACCTGAATTTAAAGATTATGAATTTAGGACTGAGCGTTCAAAATATTTACGTGATTTAGGCATTCCTTTAAATACTGATTCAACAATAAAAGGCCAATTTGTATTTTTAGCTGAGCGTGCTGCTGAGTTAATGAGTAAAAATATAATTACTGATAGAACTGTAATTGATGTAATGGCATTTACACGTTTAGCTAAGTCAATTCCCTATTATGTAGCAGATGAAATATGTTTAGCAGCTTCACATTTAATAAGAGAATACGATTATATATTTTATATCTCACCTAAAGGTGTAGAAATTGAAGATAATGGTGTTAGAACAACAGATGCAGAATATAGAAAAGAAATAGATAAAGAAATAAAAAATTTATTAAATAAATACGGACATAGAAATCAAAAAATAATAAAATTAACGGGCAGTGTTGAGGAAAGAATACAAAAAGTTAAACAAACGCTATTTCCGTAATATTTATAAATAAATTTTAACAATGAAAACATCTAGACTATTTGAAATCATACGTGAAGAAATTACAGCAGCTCTTAATGAAGTACCATTCCCAGATGGTCCTCTTGATATTAAACAACCTTCTGATTTAACTGTATCTCCTAAAGAAAGAAGTGAAAAACCTCTTCAAGATGCTATTGAAAAAGCAGTAAATGCTTTAAAAAATGAATATCCTAATTTAACTCCTGATGATTTAGCTAGTTTAGTAACTAAAGTTAATTCTGATAAAAATAGACAACCTGATAAAGATATAAAGCAAAAATTATCAAATGGAGAAACATTAGAAATTAAAGCTGATTCTCCTATTGGGAAAAAATTCAAAGATGCATTAAACTTAATTGCAGATACAATAGATAACCAAGGAGAAATTTATGCCCAAAATAAAATTGACAGTTTAATTCAACAAAAAGGTGTAGATGATTCAATCATAACAAGATTAGAAAAATTAAAAGAAAAAGGGTACACATATACTTTAGGATTCCCACAAACTTTAAAAGCAGTTGAAAGAGCATTAGGTGGAAATCCAAGTGGAGATGAAGATATAACAGAACCTAAAGCAGCAGCTAAACCTAAAGCAGCAGCTGAACCTGAAACTGCAGCTGAACCTGAAACTGCAGCTGAACCTGAAACTGCAGCTGAACCTGAAACTACAACTAAATCTAAAGCTCCCGAAACTGCTCCTAAAACTAAAGAAAAAGATGAAGATAAAGCTGCTGAACGAGCTAAAAAAGGTGGATCTAAATTAGATCAAATAGCTAATGATAAAGATAAACTTCAAAAAGCACTAAAACAAGCTGAAGAAGAAAGATTAAAAGTAGCAGAAAAACGTAGAAATACGGAAGATGTAACTGAAAGAGAAAAATTACTAGATGATCTAAAAAGAATAGGAAAATTAGAAGGTGAACTTCAAAAGAAACTTGATCAACTAGGGTTTTAATCTATGAAAGATAAAAAAATAACATTTAATATATCGCACCTAATTATGGGTGCGATTATTTTACTCCTGTTATGGTTGTTATTAAAACCGTCTAATGTTGATTTATCAAAATATGACAAACAAAAACAACAAATTGATAGTTTGAGTAATGTTATTAATGGGTTACAAAAAGAACAAAAAAGTTTAGATGAATCTGTTATAAAACATCAAAATAAAATAGATTCACTAGACAATGAAATAAATAATACTAATCAAGAAATAGCAGATGTGCGTGAATATTATGGTAAAAAAATTAGGGATATTCTTAATTATAACCCACAGCAACTTAATGATTTTTTCTCAAAGCGATATAAATAAAATATGCTTTGATCAAAAAACAGCCCAAAAAATAGCTACAGATCTTGTAAAAGGAGATTCAGCTAAGGCTGAATTAGAAAAAACTAAAAAACTTGTATCTCAACTTAATAATAAAATACTTGAACAAGATAGTACTATAAAAGTATATATAAAAAAAGATACTAATTACATTACCCAAATCCAAAAATACGCAGAAATTAAAGAAAATCAATCTGTAATCAATAAAGGTTTAGAAAAAGATATTGAAAAATTAAAATCAGAAAACGGACATTTAAGAACAGCTGTCATTTGGATGGGAAGTAGTTTGGGGACCTTAGCCTCTATTATTATATTACTAGTATCTAAATAATATGGCTAGTGAATTAAAACAAGCAATCCGTGAAGAATATGTAAAATGCGCTGCATCACCAGCATATTTTATGAAGAAATATTGTTACATCCAACATCCAAAACGTGGTCGTATTCAATTTAATCTATATCCATTCCAAGAAAAAGTACTTACTTTATTCCAAGAAAATCCATATTCAATTGTATTAAAATCTAGACAATTAGGAATTTCAACATTATCCGCAGGATATGCTTTGTGGTTAATGATGTTTCATCAAGATAAAAATGTACTTTGTATTGCTACTAAACAAGATACTGCTAAAAACATGGTTACAAAGGTAAAATTCATGTATGATAATTTACCTTCTTGGCTTAAATTCCCTAGTAAACCTGATGAAGCAAATAAATTAACTCTTAGATTACCCAACGGCTCCCAAATAAAGGCAACCTCAGCATCAAGTGATGCTGGTCGATCAGAAGCCGTTTCTTTACTTATAATAGATGAAGCTGCTTTTATCCATAATATAGGCGAAATATGGGCCTCAGCTCAACAAACATTAGCAACTGGTGGAGGTTGTATTGCATTATCTACACCTTATGGTACAGGTAATTGGTTTCATAAAACATGGGTTTCTGCTGAATTAAGTGAAAATAGTTTTTTACCAATTAGATTACCTTGGAATGTACATCCTGAAAGAGACCAAACATGGAGAGACCAACAAGATGCTGATTTAGGCCCTAAAATGGCTGCCCAAGAATGTGATTGTGATTTTAGCACATCAGGTGATACTGTATTTTTAGCTGATGAAATAGATTTTTATGAAAAAACATTCATAAGAGAACCTCTTGAAAAACGAGGTATTGACCAAAATTTATGGATATGGGAACCAGCAGATTACTCAAGAAATTATTTAATCACAGCAGATGTTGCTAGAGGAGATGGAGCTGATTATTCTACATTCCATATCATAGATATTGAAACATATAAACAAGTAGGAGAGTATAAAGGTCAAATAAGTACAAAAGATTTTGGACATTTACTTGTAGCAATAGCTACTGAATATAATAATGCTTTACTTGCTCCTGAAAATTCTAGCATAGCTTGGTCTACTATTCAAACTATCCTTGATAGAGGGTATCATAATTTGTATTTTTCACCTAAAGGAAATGCTTTAACAGTTGATACATACTTTGACCCTTATATGGACCATAATAAAATGACACCTGGATTTACAATGTCTTCTGCTACTAGACCTATTGCAATAGGTAAATTCCAAGAAGCTATTAGAGATAAAGGGGTAACTATCCAATCAGCTAGACTCATTGAAGAAATGAAAGTATTTATATGGAGAAACGGAAGACCAGAAGCACAATCTGGGTATAATGATGATTTACTTATGGCATTTTCAATTGCATCTTTTTTACGAGAAACAGCATTTAAATTAAGACAAAGTGGCATGGAAATGACTAAAAGTATGCTTAATAATATTAGCACTAACAAACACTCCTACTCAGGAGGTTATTCTAACCAACATGTTAGTAAAACCAATAATAACCCTTACAAAATAGATAACCCATACTCAGGAAATGAAGAAGATATTTCTTGGCTAATATAAACTAATATGGCAGATACTAACTTATTTTCAAGATTAAAAAGATTATTTTCAACAGATGTAATCATCCGTAGCGCTGGAGGCGACCAACTAACAGTAGTTGACGTAAACAAAATCCAAATTTCAGGTGAATATGAAACTAATGCTTTAGTAGATCGATTTAATAGAATATGGACAAACTCACATACATCTATATATGGATACCAAAGTAGCTTTAACTACCAAACATTAAGACCCCAACTATATTCAGAATATGATTCAATGGATACAGATGCGATTATAGCATCTGCCTTAGATATAATTGCTGATGAAAGTACATTACGTAATGATATGGGTGAAGTATTACAAATTCGTTCTTCTGATGAAGATGTACAAAAAATACTTTATAATTTATTTTACGATGTATTGAATGTTGAATTTAACTTATGGCCTTGGATCCGTAATATGTTAAAATATGGTGATTTCTTTTTAAAATTAGAAATAGCTGAAAAATTTGGTGTATATAACGTAATACCATATAATGCTTTTCATATTGAAAGACAAGATGGATATGACTCAGAACATCCTGCATCTATAAGATTTAGATTTGACCCTGATGGGATTTCATCTCCTTCAAATTATGGTTACTATAATGTACCTAATTCTGCAAATCAAGGTAATGAAATGTATTTTGATAATTATGAAATGGCTCATTTTCGTTTATTAACAGATACTAATTTTTTACCTTATGGTAGATCATATTTAGAACCTGCTCGTAAATTATTTAAACAATATACAATGATGGAAGATGCTATGCTGATTCATCGTATTGTTAGAGCTCCCGAAAAACGTATATTTTATGTTAATGTTGGAAATATTGCACCTGCTGAAGTAGAAAACTTTATGCAGAAAACAATTTCTAAAATGAAACGCACCCCATATATTGACCAACAAACAGGTGATTATAACTTAAAATATAACATGCAAAACCTACTTGAGGACTTTTACATCCCAGTAAGAGGAAACGACCAAGCAACCAAAATAGATAACCTATCAGGTTTACAATGGGATGGGATTCAAGATGTTGAATATTTAAGAGACAAATTATTTGCTGCTCTTAAAGTACCTAAAGCATTTATGGGTTATGAAAAAGACTTAACTGGTAAAGCAACATTAGCAGCTGAAGATATTCGATTTGCTCGTACAATTGAACGTATTCAACGTATTGTAGTATCTGAATTGACTAAAATTGCATTAGTACATTTATATACTCAAGGATATCGTGATGAAAATATGACTAATTTTGAACTTTCATTAACTACTCCTTCAATAATATATGACCAAGAAAGAGTAATGTTAATGAAAGAAAAAGTAGATTTAGCTACTCAAATGATAGAAAATAAAATATTACCTACTGATTGGATATATGAAAATTTATTCCATTTAAGTGAAGATCAATACGATGAATATAGAGACTTGATACTTCAAGATGCTAAACGCAGATTTAGATTAACTCAAGTTGAAACTGAAGGTAATGATCCACTTGAAACAGGTAAATCTTACGGTACTCCACATGATTTAGCTGCTTTGTATGGTAGAGGAAGATATGAAAATGGAGAAGTACCTGAAGGATATGATGAAAAAGAACCTCTTGGAAGACCTAAAGAAAAAATAACTGATAGAAACACTCAAGACAATGCTTTTGGAAAAGACAGAATAGGAGCAACAGGAAATAAAAAAGATGGAGATGAATCAGATTCAATAAAACCTGAATTTAAAGGTGGGTCTCCATTAGCTTTAGAAACTAAAACTAAACGAAATAAAAACTCATATGTTTTTAACAACATCAAAAACCAAAAAAAGCAAATCATATTTGAATCAGATATTAAAGGGAATTCATTATTAGATGAATCACAAATACGAGAGTAAACTTTTCACATATATTTATAACAAAAATTTAATTTAAATCGAATGCAAATAAAACATTCAAAGTATAAAAATACTGGCATCATATTTGAATTATTAGTACGCCAGATTACTAATGATGTATTAGAAGGCAAAGATTCACCTGCTAAAGATATACTTAAAAAATATTTTGTTAAAACAGAATTAGGAAAAGAATATAAACTTTATGAAACTTTATTAAAAAAAACTACATTAACTGAAGCAAAAGCTAATATAGTAATTTCAACCTTAATAGAATCTTCTAAAAATTTAAATAGAAGTTCAATTAAAAGGCAAAAATATAATTTAATAAGTGAAATTCAAAATTATTATAATTTAAATGAATTTTTTAATCATAAATTACCTAATTATAAACCATACGCTGCTTTTTACACTTTACTTGAATTGAATAATTCTTCTTCCCCTGATACGGAACAATTAATATCTAATAAAATTACTATTTTAGAACATTTAACAGTTGCTCCTATAGAAGAAAATAAATTAAGAGATGAAGTAACAAAAGAAATAGAAATTTTAGATAAAGATGTTAAATTCCTTACATATAAAATTATTCTAGAAAAATTTAATGAAAAATATGACTCATTAACTTCTAACCAGAAAAAAGTATTAAAAGAATACATCAATTCAGTAGACAATACACCTAAACTAAAAGAATTTTATTTAGGACAAATTGATGAAATTAAAACTAAATTATCTAGTTTAAATAAAAAAACAAAAAACAAAGCTACCCAAATTAAAATTAACGAAATAATTAATATTATTCCTACTCCAACAAAAAATAGTAAAGTAACTGATAATGATTTAGTTGACTTGTTACAATACCATGATTTAATTAATGAATTAGAAACAGCAAATGGATAAGTTAAAGGAAATAATAAGAAAAAAATTAAAAGAGATGAACGCTACTGGAATGGGTGGTGCTTCTTCTTCTAGTGGTGGTGGAGAAGCATATGGTACTCCATTTGCTTACTCTAAAAAAAATAAAACTTCCCCTACTAAATACTATTATAAAATAGGATATAAACCAGTACCTGACAAAATTAAAGGTTCAGGATTAGAAGTTAAAAAATTATGGGAAGAAGAACAATTAAATGAGTTAAATGATTTCCAAAAAATGCGTATAGCAGGTCTAGATGAAATTGAAAAATTAATGAATGAAATAACTCCTTTGATTTCTAATGCAAAAAATGAGACTATTGAATTTTATAGTGGAGATGTAGGCTCATATGACATAACACAACCTATTGAAATGGTATTAAGCTACTTAAAAGATATTAAAAAATTATTAACAGAAAAATAATGAAAAAAACATTACAAGACCAGTATTTATCAATTAAAGAAGGTAAAGGACACAAAGGTGTTTTCTTAAATGAAGCAAAACGTCAATTTCCTAATATTGTACGCAATGCTGCTACATATGAAGAAGCTGTATCTTCACTTAAAACAAAAAATATCATTTCTGAAAATGTAATTGGTTTACCTGTTGTATCTGGGTATGAACCTAGAAAAAAAGAATCATTTGAATCTGCTTTTGAATCTTTTTTAGCTGAAGCTAAAAAGAAAGAAAATGAAGATGAAAAAGTAAAAGCAGAAGAAAAAAAAGTATCTAAACCTGTTGAAAAAGATCTTGAAAAACAATATGATAAAACAGATGATAAAAATCCTGATAATTTGATTTTTGATCAAATAATGATGGGTTATTATGCTGAATTAAAAGATCCTAAAAACGCTGATAAAACAATGCAACAATTGAAAGATATTGTATTGAAAAATTTATCTAAAGACCCAATCCATTATACAAAAGATGGTCAATTTGGAGTTAAAGGTTTAGGATATACTACTGAAGCTCCTGGTTTAGGTACTCCAAAAGAAG